CAGTCTTTCTTGTGTTAGGTCTTAAATATGCAACGCCTGGTTTAGGTATAAATGATTCTGCCATATATTACTCCTTAGTATAAATTGGTTTACGTTTCCATCTTGTTGGTTCTACATCTATTTCTACAAACTCCATAAATTCTAACAACAAAGGCTTATACCAGTCAAGCCATTTATCATCTTTCTTTACTAGCTCAACTGTAATGCCATTAGGTGTCCATACACTAAACCATCCTTGATCTCTACCGGTGCAATGTATTTGCATTTGTACTTGATAATAATAACGATCAGGCATAGTAGGATAAAACTCCATGCTAAAAGGGCATTTAAGCTCTACTGGATCATCATTAAAATAAGCATCAGCACTAGCCCCCATAGGCAAAGTATCATGCACTATAAGCTTATTGCCAGGCATACAAAAGTCACCCATTTCCTTTTCAAAAGCTGATAAAGCATCTTTCTCATGTAAATTACCCCATGCAGTAGCTTCATTACCTTCAAAAGGTGGTTCACGCATAGTCATCTGACGCCAGAGCTTTTGTCTTTCATTGACAGAAGCCCAAGCATTAGATGCTGTTACTATGTTATGCCTACGATTATCTAGTAAGTGACTCATGCAGACTTTTTAAGATCATTAGCATATTCACGCAATTCTTCTTGAACTGCTGGTGTTAAAGCAAAAAATGCTTCTTTAAGTTTACCTTCTTTACTAGCTTCTACAAGTTTGTTTTTAGCAACCGTTAATTGAGCTGCAGTAACCACTTCCTTAACTGGATTGTTTTGTTGGTGAATAGCATTAACAACTTCATCTGCTGAACTAAATTCAGTCCCCGCAAGGCCTAAAACTGCAAGTGCTCTGCCAATTGAACTTGTCTCACATACTTCCACATAAGATGTACCATTAATTCTTGATGCTTTACGAAATTCTTGCGCATGGCCTGTAGCTACAATCTTGCTTTCAGGATTAACAATCTGAGTTTTTATTACACATTGGTCATCATCAATTTTTACAATTTCAGTCATAATAGACCATCCTTTGTAAATAGTTGATTCTCTAAATTCATTGACTCTTAAAGCAACTGTTTTGTATTCTTTACCATGAATTTCAATTATGCCTGGTTTACTCATTCGTTTTCTCCTTCACATTTATAAGGGCAGCTTCCATCATTTCTAGTTCTTGCATCACTTGTTGGTAAAACATCAGTTGATCCATATTTAGCATCCATCCTATCGTTATGATCTTTTAAATCTTGGTTAATTAATTTTAATTCTTTAATTATTTCTGATAACGGCCTTAACATATAATTCTCCAGGCAAAGTATGATACAAACACAATCATAAAGCAAACAATAAATTTAGTCATCATGTTTCTCCTGTTGATCTAGTTTATGTTGCGCTTCTTCTTCCATTTGTTCAAGACGTTCCATTTCGTCTAAATAAGCATCAGGATCTAAATGTCTTTCCATTATATTGCTCCTGACAATTTACCAATTACATATAGGCATAATGCCACATAACACCAAAATGCTATTGCTGTTACTATCATTGTTTTTATACTCATGTAATTCTCCTAAGGGTTAAATGTTGCAATACCCATATTAATGGCATTTTGAACCATGTCAAGCATTATTTAATAAATAATAGAAATAAAATAGTTTGCATATAGAATTTAACTATGCTAATGTTTTTCACATGGATTATCTGCGCTTTATTATATTAGATGAATTTGATGGCAAGCCGCTTAGAGCCTTTAGTAATAGGGCATCTGCAAAATGGTTTCTTGAGAATAGGCCTAATTGTAAGCTGCAGGTTATTCCTAAAGCAAAGTCTGTGCCAATCACAGAATTATATGAAGAATGTTTATTTTAAGGAGTTTACATGAAATACAAAGTTAAGAACTGGGATAAATTCCAACATTACAAACCAAAGACTCATGCAGATGAAACTAAAAAAATGCCCTGGTTCAAACTATACGGAATTGACTTATTAGAAGATTTTGAATTTAATGCAATGACTCACGATCAACAAGCTATTTTAATCAAATTATGGTGTTTAGCTAGTCAATATGATGGTTATTTACCTGAAGATCAGGCCATTGCTTATCGGTTAAGATACCCTATAGAATTTATAAATTCTGTAATAAAATCATTGAGTAAGTGGATAATAGAGTGTGACTATACAAAGTCTATACTAGATAGAGATAGAGATATAGATAGAGATAAAGATATATATGTGTTGTCCAGAAGTAGTTTTATAGAATTTTGGGACATATATCCAACTCGTAAAATATCTAAAACTAAATGTGAAGAAAAATGGCGTAGTAGAAAATTGTATGAGATTAAAGATGAAATACTTGACCATATCAAAAAAATGAAAGATACTAAGTCATGGAAAGAAGGTTATGTGCCAGCCACTACAACTTATATTAATCAGTCTAGGTGGAATGATCCTGTGGAAGAAACTGTTAAAACTAAAAACGCATGGGAAGGCGGAGTATGAATTTAGGTGATGTAATAGAAAAGCTCACAGTAACCCAAGAAACTGTTAAGGAGTTTTACAATGAAGGATATTCTCAAGCAGAGTTTAAAGTTAAAAGCACAGACATATTTACTGATGATGTCATCAAGTATTTCGGTGAGGAAATTCATTCTGGTAAATCGTTGGGGTGGGTTAAGACGGAAGATAAGTTTCGTGTTCGGATGGCTGAACTTACGATAATTACAGGGCCTTCTGGTCATGGTAAGTCAATGTGGTTATCACAAGTTATCTTGTCTATGATGCGACAAGGTACTAAATGTTTAGTAGCGTCTTTAGAAATGCGACCAGTATTAACATTATCTCGTATGATTACACAAGCATTAGGATCACCAGAACCTACAGATGATTACATAAGAAAGTTTTGTAGTAGAGCTGCAGATAAGTTATATATCTACGATCAAACAGGTACAACAACATCTCAAGATATGATTGCTACATTACACTATGGAAAACATATTTTAGGATGTGATGTATTTGTAATAGATAGTTTAATGAAGCTTCAGGATGTGAGTGAAGAATCCTTAGATGCACAAAAAAGGCTGACTAATTCACTGGCGGTTACATGTAGAGATTTAAACATTCATGTATTCTTAGTAGCTCATACTCGTAAGATGAAAGATGAAACAGAAGTGCCTGATGCAACAGATTTGATGGGCAGCTCTCATATTCGTAATTTATCAGATTCAATCTTATGTGTATGGCGCAATCGTTATAAGGAAAAATTAATTGATGAAGGCAAAACATCTGATGACGAACTTAAAATTATTCCAGACTGCAAGGTGTTTGTTCAGAAGCAGAGAAACGCACAATGGGAAGGTAGTTTTAACTTTTGGTTTGATGCTAAAGGATTACGATACAAGGAAAGCCCATGAGCATAAATGAATTTTTAAAGTCTATACAAAAGCATTTTGGTAACGTAGAATATAAAGCCACTTCCAAAGACGGACAAACATTTAAAAGTAAAGGATGGGATCATGCTGAAATGGAATTTAGTAGAAAGCAACCTAGAAAATCTGATTATAAAATTAAGATCACTTGATTGGACTAAAAGATGGCGTGTAACAGTTGTAGAAGCTAAAGCAAGTCGTAGTTTAGAGCAAAACGAAAGGTTATGGGAGCTTTATACAAGCATTGGTAATCATTTAGGCATAGACAAACAAAACATGCACGAACTTATGTCTTACCGGTTACTTAGATCACAAACAGAAATATGTGGCTTTCCATGTGAAGTTATCAAATCTACTACCAAACTTACTACAAGTGAAATGTCAGAATATCAACACCAAATAGAAATATGGGCGCAAACTATGGGATGGGGATGGGATTTATAATGTATGTAATGCCTATTAAAAGCGAAGAAACAAAACCATGGCTTTTAGAAAAGCATTATGCTAAACGTATGCCAATAGTAAGATATGCTTTTGGATTGTATGAAAATGACACATTAGTAGGTGTAGTTACTTATGGCCCAACACCAACACCACAAGTTCAAAAACATATGCTTGGCGCAGGATGGGAAGATAAAATTTTAGAATTAAATAGATTGTGTATAGAAACCAAAACTAAAAACGCAGCTTCTTTTATTGTTGGTAGAAGTTTAGCTATGTTGCCAAAACCAATGGCAGTTGTTTCTTATGCTGATGGTGGTCAAGGCCATATTGGTTATGTTTATCAATCTACTAATTTTTTATATACAGGTGCAGTAACTGCACATGATGATGAATATATTGTTAATGGTAAAAAAACACATGCAAGAACTTTAACATCAAGGGGTATAACAAAACCTAAAGAATGGGCTAAAGAAAACAATATAGAAATAGTTAAAGCAAAACCAAAACATAGATACATATATTTTTGTGGCAACAAACAACAAAAAAAACAAATGTTAGAATTATTATCTTATCCAATTATTAATAAATACCCAAAAGGCGAAAGTAAAAGATATGACGCTGGTGGTGTTGTTCAAACACAACAAGTGATGTTTGCATGAATTACAGAAACCCTAAACTATTAAAGTTAGCAGATGGCGCACCATGTATGATGTGTTCTATGCAAGACGGAACTGTAGTGGCCGCACATAGTAATCAACTAAGAGATGGTAAAGGTACAGGTATAAAAGCCCACGATCACCGTATAGCGTTCTTATGCCACCAATGCCACCACATGATAGATAATGACAAATCATTAGATAAACATGATAGAATAGCAGCATGGGAAGAAGCGCACAGAAAAACTATAGGATGGTTATTCACTAACAACCATTTGGAGGTAAAATGAAATATTTAGTAGGATTTATAGGTATATGCTTTTTACCTTTTGCAGTAATCTTTGTGGCCTTTGAAGCAGCTTGTGTTTATATTGTTAATTCTTGTAACAAGGAATAATTATGGCAGATAAAAACCCAATCACAGGTGATTTATTACAATCACGCATGAACAGTAAAGAGTTTGAAGAAAACTTTGATCGTATATTTAGACGTAAAGAAACATTTAAAGAATTACAAGAATCAGCCGATCAATACTTTGCAGAATACGAACTAAACAAATCTACAGGTGAAGTAGAAAAGCGTTTCTTAGATGGCATATCTAAACCTAATGGAGAACAATTTGGCAACGAGTCCGACTCAACTGAGTCTTAAAAAGTTAAGAGATGAAGGATACACCGTTGCTATAGTAGAACATTGGAACGCATTTGCAAGAATACGACAAGATCTATTTGGATTTATAGATATACTAGCCTTAAAAGGTAAAGAAGTATTAGCCATTCAAACCACCACAGCCACAAATATGTCCGCAAGAGCCACTAAAATTGGTAACAATGAATATGTAGGTGCGGTTCGTGATGCGGGGTGGTCCATACACATTCACGGATGGTTTCAGGATGATAAGAAAAGGTGGCATTGTAAAGTGAAAGACGTCAGTTGAAATTTCAAACAGAGCAGTATTACCATCAATACAAAGATGCAGTCATGGAAGCAATAGGCGAGGATAAAATGACTTGCCAAGAAATGTCTAAAAAGCTTGATGTGCATTACAATAGAATTAAATGGGTTATGTTTAGACTTAGGAATGAAGATCAGCTTTCATCATACAAATACAATGACATTACATATTACTTAAAACCCAAGCCGCATCCATTACAATCTATATTTGGCCATAAGGTAAACTTTACAGAAGATCAAATAACAGGCTCGCAAGTTTATACCGAAAAAGATACTAAACATAATTTAAGATTTAACACAGATCAAGATTCATTTCATAGCAGTTCCATAGCCGGTGAAGGAGTGAAAATAGGAACATGACGCAAGAAGATATTATTGCTATATACAAAAAAGTATTCCCAACAGGATATGAGCCAGTTAGCGTAGATCGCATGGTGCAATTTGCCAGGCTTATAGAAGAAAAAGTTAAATCGTGATTCTTTATCGAGTTAAAAGTTTATTTGGTGTACACAAACGTCATGTAAAAATTCGTGAATCAGACAAAAATAAAAGAGTTTACGACAAAATAAGTAAATTAAGAAAACAATGGTGGCATTTTAAAACAAGGTGGGATGAATGATAACAATGGATCGCTTATTGTGTATATGTGAGGATTGGGCTTTATATATGAAAGCACATGATAGCCATAAGCTAGGTTTTCCAAAAAAAGCAATAGGATTTAGTTCAGGGGGAGAATCAACAGCAGATGCTTTTGAAGATATGGTGTCAGCTCAAGACTTAAAAAATGTACATACTATAGACAGTATCATTCATTCACTACCCAAGGAACAACAAGAAGCTATTTACACACGCTTTTTAAAGACTAGAAAGCCATTTGCTTATGAATTTAAGTTAGAGCTTGCTATGGACAATCTTTTAACCATTGGTGGCAGACGTATAAATGCCTAAAATATAATACACAAGCATAGTCAGTTTTGGTATAATCGCAGTTGTGGGAGAATTGTATCTATTACTTTCACATAAGCTCACTTAAAACGTGGGCTTTTTTTATATTTATAACTCAGGAAACCAAGTGAAAATTACAGTATGCCAGGATTGCGGTGATGTCTATGAATATACCGGCTATCCAACTTGCCCTGAATGTATTAGAGATGGTGATACAACTAAAAAGTCTACAGATATACCCAAATTACTTCAGAAAGAACAAGATGCCTTACTCAGCCAAACAGAATAAGCTTTTTAGAGCCGCAGAGCATAATCCTGCTATTGCTAAAAAAGTAGGCATCCCACAAGCTACAGCTAAAAAATTAGCAGCAGAAGGCGTAAAGAAAGATCCCCATAAACTAGCGCAAGCTTTAATGAGTAAATAATATGATCGGTTCACCACAAAATAACTTCCAAACAATGCAATCACCGCAAACAACACCACAACCACGCAATGTGATGTTAGGTAATGCTATGCAAAACATGCCTAGACAATCTATGCAAGGTATGTCACAAGCACAGCCAAGCATGTTAGCACCAAGCCAATATGGCAATCCTACCCCACAGATGGGTAATATGCAAATGCCACAATCTAACGCTTCATATAACTTACAGCCTATGATTCCTAACATGAACCAAGCACCACAAGGCCCAATAGGTATGAACCAACAAGGTCAAAACAGATTCGGTGTAGGTTTAGCATCCCCAAGACAAATGCCACAAGCCACTCAGGTATCCTAATATGAATGAATTTATAGCCACACTATTCTTAACTCGTGAACTAGCACATAGATACCACTTATCTACTAAAAGCTATTCACAACATAAAGCTCTACAAAATTTCTATGATGATCTACTAGACTTAACAGATGATCTAGCAGAAATTACACAAGGCGCACATGGTATATTAAACATACCTATTCTTACAGAAAAGTCTGGTTACAAAGAACCACTATACTGTATCGCTGAAAAACTTAAATATGTAGAAACTAATCGCTATAAAGCATTTAGCAAAGATGATACAGCACTACAAAACAAGATAGATGAGATTGTAGAAACATTCTTACGCACTATCTACAAGTTAGAAAACTTAAAGTAAAGATATCATATGACAAACAAACCTGGTTTATGGGCTAATATCCACGCTAAACAAGATAGAATTAAAGCTGGATCAGGTGAACACATGCGTAAACCTGGAACTAAAGGCGCACCAACAAAGCAAGACTTTAAAGATTCACAAGCTGATCCTAAAAAAATGGCAAAAGCACTTACAAAATACAAATACTAATAACGAGGAATTGGGCTACCCCAATTTTAGTGAAATGAATGAAAACAAAGACTTAAAGGTTGAATCAACTGAGAACAAAGGTGGCGCACCTAAGGGCAATAACAACGCTGCTAAAGCTAAGATATGGACAGACGCAGTAAGAAAAGCTATTACTCAAGGTGAGAACATAAACTTATTAGCTCATGCTCTTATAGACAAGGCTATGGCTGGTGATGTATCAGCACTCAAAGAGATTGGTGATAGATTAGAAGGTAAGGCCACACAGCAAATAGATCAGAACACAGAACATAGTGGTGAAGTCATTTACACATGGAAGAAATAGTAATACCTTATTCTCCCAGAGAAGCCTTCTACCCATTACACGATACAAACAAAAGATGGGCTGTAGTAGTTGCTCACCGTAGAGCAGGTAAAACAGTAGCTTGTGTAAATCATCTCATAAGAGAAGCACTTATGACAGAACGCACAGACTTTCGTGGTGGTTATATTGCGCCTTTTTATAGACAAGCTAAATCAGTTAGCTGGGATTATTTCAAATATTTTTCAAGGTCTATACAAGGCACTACAATAAATGAATCAGAAATGCGTATAGATTTTGCGCATGGCGCAAGAATACAATTATTTGGTGCAGACAATGCAGATAGTTTGCGTGGATTATTCTTTGATCTGTTAGTCGCTGATGAGTATGGTGACTGGAAACCGTCAGTATGGAATTACGTTATACGCCCAGCGTTAGCCGATAGACAAGGTAAAGCTATTATTATTGGCACACCTAAAGGTCGCAACCAATTCTGGGAAGTGTATAACAGGGCTACCACAAGTAGCGAATGGTTGGCACTCAAGATCACTGCATCAGAAAGTAATATACTTCTGCCTAGCGAGTATGATTCTCTGAAAAACGAGATGACTGAAGATGCCTGGCGTCAAGAGATGGAATGTGATTTTGATGCTGCTATACCTGGTGCTATATGGGGTAGAGAGTTATACCAAGCCGAACAAGAAAACAGAATCACAGAAGTTAAGTATGATAAAGAAGTCCCTGTACACACAGTATGGGATCTAGGATATAGTGATGATACTGCTATATGGTTCTATCAGGTCATTCATGGTGAAGTCCATGTCATTGACTATTATGCTTCAAGTGGTAAAGAAATAGCTCACTATGCTGCGCAAGTGCTTACCAAACCCTATAAGTTTGGTCTACATCATTTGCCACATGACGCTAAAGCTAAAACTTTAGCATCCGGTGGTAAATCTATTGTAGAACAGTTAGCTACTCACTTTGAGTGGAAAAATATGCGGATTACTACTAATCTATCTATGATGGATGGTATTCAGGCTGCAAGACTTATGTTTCCAAGAGTATGGATTGACAAAGAGAACTGTGCTGATGGCATAGAAGCTCTAAAGCAATATCAACGTGAGTGGGATGAGGATCGCAAGATATTCAGAGATAAACCTAAACACGATTGGACATCTCATGCTAGTGACGCATTTAGATACCTAGCTGTATGTTGGCAAGAAGAAGCTAAGGTGGATAAGAAAGACGATAAGCCTAGAGGATTACATGTAGGCCAAACAAAAGTAACATTAAACGAATTATGGGATACAGTCCCTAAAACACAAGGTGGAAGGATCTAAAATGGCAGGAACAAATCAAAACGTAGGTGGTTATAAATTATTAACAGCAACAGGTAACGTATGTCCATTTGGTACTAGCTTACTAGGTATCTTTGCATCAACATCTACAGTAGGAACAGTAACTATCTATGATAGTGCTACTACAACTACTACAGCTAAGGTAATTGATACAGTAACATTAGTGGCAGGTACATGGTATCCAATGCCTATCTCTACAACATCAGGTGTTTACATTGTTGTAACAGGTACTCTTAGTGCTACTGTGGTATTTGCATAAGTATGACTAAAGTAGAACTTTACCTAAATGTTGTCACGCAGTATGACAAAGAGTTCTCCAAATGGATGAACCGTACTGACAAGATATTGCGTAGATATAGGGATGATCGTCAGGTCAATTCCACTCAAACACGCTATAACATGCTATGGGCTAACGTACAGACATTAAAAGCTGCTACGTTTTCACGCATGCCTAAGCCAGATGTATCACGCAGATTTAAAGACAACGATCCAGTAGGTAGAGTAGCATCCATGATCTTAGAAAGAGCCATGGACTTTGAGATTACTCATTATGAGGATCTTAAACACTGCTTAGAGTCTAGCGTATATGACAGATTCTTAGGTGGTCGTGGATCAGCATGGATTCGCTATGAGCCTAAGATTGAGTCTATGGACTACTCAACATCAGAATCAGACGAAGAATCAGATGAAGCAGCAGAATACTTAGATTCAGAAGCAGCACCTATTGACTATGTACATTGGAAAGACTTTGGACATGAGCCAGCAAGAACATGGGATGAAGTAAACAAAGTATGGCGTAAAGTCTATATGACACGCAAAGCTTTAGTTGAACGCTTTGGTGAAGAATTAGGTAACAAAGTACCATTAGATTCAAGCCCAGATGACCAAAAATATAAAGATTCAGATGGCATAGGCAAAAAAGGCCTAGTTATTGAACTATGGGATCGTGAAACTGAAACAGTATTGTGGATCTCTAAATCACTTAACGAAATTTTAGATGAAAGAGATGATCCGTTAGAGCTAGAAGAATTCTTCCCATGCCCTAAACCACTTTACTCAACTATTACTAACGAATCACTTGTACCAATCCCAGACTTCACACTCTATCAAGATCAAGCTAATGCCTTAGACATACTCTCTACACGCATTTCTGGCCTTATAGACGCATTAAAAGTTCGTGGTGTATATGACGCATCAGAACCAACATTACAACGCTTATTTACCGAAGGTGAAAACAATACACTTATCCCTGTTAAGAACTGGCCTGCTTTCTCTGAGAAACAAGGTCTTAGAGGTGCTATTGATATTGTGGACATCACACCTATCGCTATGGCTCTTAAAAATGCTTATGAAGCTATGGCACAGATTAAGCAAGAAATCTACGATATTACTAGTATATCTGACATTATTCGTGGCCAATCTAATGTTATAGAAACTGCAACATCAGCTCAAATTAAGAGTCAATTTGCATCATTACGCTTAAAAGAATACCAAGATGCTGTGGCTTGCTATGCTTCACACATACTTAAACTAAAAGCACAAGTTATCTGCGGACAATTCCAACCAGAAACACTTATTAAGATTGGTGGCGTTGCACAGTTAATGCCAGACGATCAAGCATTAGTACCACAAGCTATAGAATTGCTTAAAAACAATCCTATGCGTACATTCCGTATTGAAGTAGCTACAGATTCTATGCTTTACCAAGATGAGCAACAAGAAAAGGCTGATCGTGTAGAGTTTTTAGGTGCAGTAGGTACATATTTACAAAAAGCAGTAGAAGCATCTAAAGCTATGCCAGCAGAAGCTACTCCATTACTTATGGACTTACTCAAGTTTGGTGTAACAGGCTATCGTGTAGGTCGTGAATTAGAAGGTGAGTTTGATACATTAGCAGATCACATCAAACAAGCATCTAAAAACCCACAACCACCACCGCCTGATCCAGAAATAATGAAGATACAAATGGAAGCACAAGCAAGGCAAGCTGAGTTACAATCTCAAGTACAGGCTAGAGATCACGAAATTCAATTAGAAGCTCAGAAACAAAAAGCTCAAGCTGACAATGACATGAGAGAACGTCAGCATAAAGCAGAGCTAGATCAAGCCTTAGCTAAACAAAGATTAGAATACGATACATGGAAAACACAATTAGAAAATGAAACTAAGATTGTGATTGCTGAGTTAGATGCTAAGACTAAATTGAAAACACAATATATGTCTACTAACCCACAAGATCCACTTACTCATATAGATGAAAATGGCAATCCTAAACTACCAGATGACATCACAAACTTATTAAATGATGTTAATTCAAGTATGGCAACATTAGTAAATGCAAATATGATGGCTCAAGAAGCTAATGCAAACTTAGTAGCTCAACAACAAGCTGCACATGAAATGCTAGTGAATCACATGACTAAACCTAAACAAGTTATTAGAGATGTAAACGGTAAAATTATAGGCGTTCAATAATGGCAATAACGATTAAGCATGCCAAGACGGATACCATATCGGATTGGACACAGACCGACTTAGATGCTCAGATTGCATTAGGCAACTTTCCGCCTGGCACAGTCTTAGCTGATATTGTATTGCCAAGTGATTGGAATAACGATCACACATTTACAGGCACATTAGGTGTTAGTAACGGTGGTACAGGTGCTACAACTCTTACAGGTTATGTCAAGGGTAACGGTACATCAGCATTTACAGCAAGTTCTACAGTACCTAGCACAGATATTACTGGCTTAGGAACAATGTCTACGCAAAATGCTAATGCAGTAGCTATTACTGGTGGCACAATGTCAGGCGTAACTGTAACAGGATATATTCCTACTACAGAAAAAGGTGTTGCTTTAGGTGTTGCTACATTAGATGGTGGCGGTACAGTTCCTGTTAGTCAGCTTCCTGCAGCAGTATTAGGTGCATTAAGTTATCAAGGTACATGGAACGCAAGCACTAACACTCCAACGCTAACATCATCTGTAGGCACAAAAGGTTACTATTATGTAGTCAATGTTGCTGGCTCTACAAACTTAAACGGTATTACAGATTGGTTAGTAGGCGATTGGGCTGTATATAACGGTTCAGCATGGCAAAAGATTGACAATACAGACGCTGTTACAAGCGTAAACGGATACACAGGAACAGTAGTATTAACGACTACTGATGTTGCTGAAGGCACAAACCAATACTTTACAACTGCTAGGGCTAGGACTTCTGTCAGTGCTGGCACAGGCATTAGTTACGATAATGCAACTGGTGTAATTACAAATTCAAGTCCATCTTTAGGTGGTGATGTAGTAGGCCCAGCAAGCGCAACAGATAACGCTATTGCTCGTTACGATACTACAACTGGCAAATTATTGCAAAACTCTGTAGTCACAATCGGTGATACAGGTGCGGCTACTGGATTTACTACGCTTTCAGCTTCTACAAGTGTTACAACTCCTATTGTCCAAGCTACAAATTCAGGTGGTTTAGCACTTAAAAACGCATCAGGCACAACTCAAATGAGTATGGGTGCTGGTGGCGGTGATAATATTTCATTAAATGTTTCTACAAACTTAAATGGCTCTAATGCACAAATAGATATTAGTCCTACTGGTACTGGTCATGTACATATTAATCCAACAGGATCAGGAAGTATTCAAGTAAATCCTACTAGCGTAGGTACAATAGATAACATGACTATAGGTGCTACAACACCTAAAAATGGTAGTTTTGTAGACTTTAGTGTAACAGGTACAACCAGCTTTGATGGTTCACAAGGTACAGCAGGTCAAGTATTAACTTCTGCTGGCACAGGTGCAACTCCTACATGGACAACACCTGCTGCAGGAACAGTTACATCTGTTACAGGAACATCACCTATTGCATCATCAGGTGGTACTACTCCAGCAATTAGTATTAGCCAAGCTACAACAAGCACAAACGGATATTTAAGCTCCACTGATTGGAATACGTTTAACGGTAAACAACCAGCAGGTACTTATGTTACATCTGTAGGTGCAACTAGCCCTGTTACAAGCACAGGTGGCACAACTCCAACTATTGCTATGCCAGCAGCTACTACAAGCGTATCTGGCTACCTTACAAGTACAGATTGGACTACATTTAATAATAAAGGATCTGGTACAGTAACATCAGTATCAGGTACAACAGGTAGAATTACAAGCACAGGCGGAAATACACCTGTCATTGATTTAGCTAGTGGAGTGGCAACTGCTGGTACTACAGGATCATCAACATTAATTCCTGTAGTTACTATAGATACTTATGGTCGTGTAACAAGCATAACAACAGCATCAAATCCACAAGGTACAGTTACTAGCGTAACAGGTACTGCTCCAGTAGTGTCTAGCGGTGGAGCTACTCCAGCTATATCTATGGCTGCAGCTAATACTACAACTAATGGCTACTTAACATCTACTGACTGGAATACCTTTAATGGTAAAGGTTCAGGAACAGTCACAAGCGTTGCTGCTTTAACATTAGGAACAACAGGTACAGATTTAAGCTCTACAGTAGCTACAGGAACAACCACACCGGTTATTACTTTACAAGTACCTACTGCTTCAGCAAGTAATCGTGGTGCGTTAAGCTCTGCGGACTGGACAACATTTAACAGTAAAGCACCATCTGTTACATATACATCTACTTATGTACCTTATGGTCAAGGAACGACAACACCAGCCTTATCATCTAGCTTTACATATAACAGCACTACAGGCGATCAAACAGCACCACAACAAGTAGCATCTAATGGTATAATAGTTAATGCAAAATCTATTGCAAGTAGTTATACAATTACAGCTAGTAACAATGCTATGAGTGTAGGGCCAGTTACAGTTGCAACAGGACAATCAGTCACAGTTTCAAGTGGCTCAAGATGGGTGGTACTATAAATGGCAAGTATAATTAGTTCAGGAACAACATCAGGCACAGCATTAAACATGACTGCGGATACTAGCGGTCAATTACAGTTTGCTACAGGTGCATCTGCTACTACTGCTTTAACTATAGATACATCACAAAATGCTACATTTGCAGGAACATTAACAGCAACTGGTAAACTATCATCTTCTAGTTTACCAACAGGAACAGTATTACAAGCATCTCAAGCTATATTTACAGGAACACAAACATTAGCTACAGGTGGAGTAAACGCAAACTTTAGTGATATTACAAGTTTATCTGTTACTATTACACCGTCATCATCATCTAATAAAATATTATTAATTGCTCATTTAACATCTACGTGCGGTGATGATAGAATAATATATTTTAAATTTACAGGTGGAAATACTTCAACTTTTTTAGGTGATGCAGCAGGTAACAAAACAAGAGTTGGAGGATTTTATAGTTCTGGAAATGCAGCAGGTTCAGCAAATGGTGCTCCAATAACAATGATGTATTTAGATAGTCCTGCAACTACAAGTGCTATTACTTATAAAGTTCAAGGCGCTCCAAATTACTTATCTGGTAGTGCTTACATTAATTTTAATCCAGGTGAAACTGATAATGCTTATTTTCCTAGAGGAGCATCTTCACTTATAGCTATAGAGGTAAAAGGATGATAAATAAAGCCATATCTAATTTAAGACCTACATCATCTTTTAGTCTTATGGGTGATACATACGATACCCTTATTTGGCAAGATGCAAATACACAACCGCCTACACTAGAAGAAGTAAATGCAGAGATTGTTAAACTTGAGGCTAAATATAAAGCTACAGAATATCAAAGATTAAGAGCAAAAGAATACCCAGATTTTAAAGACTATTTAGATGGTATTGTTAAAGGCGATCAAGCTCAAATTCAAGCATATATAGATGCTTGTCAAGCAGTAAAAGCAAAATACCCTAAAGGAACAGCATAATGTCTAGCATAGTAGTTAGCGGAGATACATCAGGTGCTATCACAATAGCTGCTCCAGCAGTATCAGGCACAACTACGCTAACATTGCCTACTACAAGTGGGACTGTAATTACTACAGGTTCTACTTTTGGTGGAACAGGCCCAGCGTTTAGTGCTTATTTAAGTTCTCAACAAACAATATCTTCAGCAACTTGGACTAAAGTTCAATGCAATACAGAAGATTTTGATACAAATAGTAATTATGATAATGCTACAAATTATCGCTTTACTCCTACAGTAGCTGGTTATTATCAAATTAATGTAAGTGTAAATGCACAAGCATCAACTGGCGTAGTTACAAGAGTAATATGTGCAATATATAAAAACGGTTCAATATATAGAAGAAAGGGAGATATTTCTGCTCTCTATGGAACAACTGGTTCAGACGTTGTATACTGCAACGGTTCTACTGATTACATTGAAATGTATGGTTATATTGCAACTACAGGAACTGCTACAATAAATGCATCAGAGGGTTCAACAGCATTTTCTGGTGCAATGATTAGGAGTGCATAATGACTTTATACGAAAAAATTATAGCTTTATACCCAGAATTATCAACATTTGATTTTGCATCTGGTGTCATCACTTTACAAAACGACTCAGACGGTAAAGGCGACTATATAGCTAAATGGGAACATACACTACCTAGACCTACAGACAAGGAACTAGCATGAGCTTGATTATAGACGGCACAAGCGGAGTTACCTTTAACGACTCATCTCTACAAGGAGCCGCAGCGTCACCTTATGTGCTAAAGAACAGACTAATTAATGGTGCTTTTGCTATTGACCAACGTAATGCAGGTGCATCTCAAACATTTACTGCTGCAGCAGCAATTGCTTATACAGTAGATAGATGGTATGGATCATGCACAGGTGCAAATATTACAGGTCAAAGAGTTGCTGGAACATCACCTAACCAATATGCTTATAAATTTACAGGTGCAGCATCTAACACAGGAACGTTATTTGGACAACGTATAGAGTCTTTTAATGCTTATGATTTAATAAGCACAACAGTAGTAGGTTCAGTTACCATTAAAAGCTCATCTATTACTACTGTAACATGGACAGCATATTATGCTAATACTAGTGATACATTTAGTGCTAAAACATCTATAGCAACAGGTACACTTACTGTTACTTCAACAGCTACTAATTATAGTTTTAGTTTTAACGCAGGTGCTAACGCAGGTAATGGTATAGCAATAGAGTTTACAACAGGTGCTTTAACAGCAACAAATACATTACAATATGAAAACGCACAACTAGAAATAGGCTCAACAGCAACACCGTTTGAACGCAGACTTTATGGTCAAGAATTAATTAATTGTCAGAGATATTATCAAAACTTTTATCCAACAGTTTTTGCTCCGGGCGGTGGTTTTAAATTGTGGGATTCTTATACAATGGTATTTTTTCCACCAATGAGAGCAACTCCGTCTGTAGGTTCAAGAGTTGGAACTCCATCATATAATTATACTTCTGGAGGAAGTATGGGAACTATGTCGGCTTCATCTGCATGGGTTGGTTGGCAAAATACTGGTTCTGATAATACTTGGTATGATAAATCAATTAATTTTAATGGCGTTTATTTCCCATTAAGCATAGAGTTATAATATGGAATATACATATAAAGAAATTAAAACAACTAATACATTTATAAAAGATGTGTGTATTGAAAGGTCAGATGGTTGGATTATTCCAATTACAGACCCTTTAAATACAGATTATCAAGATTATTTAAAATGGTTAGAAGAAGGTAATACATTAGAACAAGCGAGTGAATAATGTATTATTCTGGATTTCAAAGTAACGCATTTCAAAGTAATGCTTTCCAGATTGTTGGCGCAGTTATACCCAATGTTAATCCAGTTACTAGAGGTGGATTAAAAAAAGAACGTAAGCACAATAAATCATTTAGACAAACTGTAAAAGAATCTTTACATGCGTTACTAGATGAACCACAAGTTGTAGAGCAAATTAAAGAATTAGTCCAGCCTTATTCCAATTCTAAGTATTTAACTACAAGTGCCATAGATTTTAGACTTTTATCTCAAAATGTAGAAATAGCCGAGAGAATTATTAATATGGCTATGGAAATGCAACGTGAAAGGGAAGATGAAGAAGCTATATTGCTTCTCATGTAAGGATAATATGATAACTTATGACTGGAAAGTAACTGCAATGTACACTCTACCACAAGTAAATGACTTTACAGACGTAGTAGTAGTTGCAAATTGGACATTAACAGGCAAAGAAGCTACATATTCATCATCTGTAAGCGATAGCACTCAATTTAACTTGCCACAAGGATCAGATTTTATACCTTATAGCGAATTAAAAGAATTTCAAGTTATAGGATGGATACAAAATACTATAGGATCTAAAGCAGTCACAGATTATGAAGCACAGATTGCTAATGACATCTATTTTCAATCGCATCCACCTGTAACAGCTACAGAACAACCATTGCCTTGGGCATAATATGGCTAGATATATACAAGATCCAATAACACATAAGCTTATACCTGCTGACGAATACTATACAGAACAGGTAAATTCACATTATATTATGGCTGATTATCAACCTTACAGGTCTATGGTGACAGGTGAGATAATAGAAGGTCGTAAAGCACATAAAGAGCATTTAAAACGTCACAATTTAGTAGTGGCGGAGCAGAGTTCAGCAAGACCACAGAAGCCTGACGGTGGTCAGTTGAAAGAGCAAGTGGCACGTCAGGTTTATGAAAAACTAAGGTATAAATAGGAGAACATTATGGCATTAGTAAAAACAATTCAAGGTAGTGGTAACGCTGGTCAAACAGCTCAAGCTATTGTTGGTTTTGTAACAAAAGCACAAACAGCAACAGCAGCAGCACAAGGTGGTCAAACATTACCTACATCAGTTGTTGAATATTCATCATCTACAGCTAACTATGGCCCAACATTGCCATCAGATTCAGCTCCAGGTGACAAATATTGGATAGCTAATACATCAGCTAACACAATTAAAGTTTGGCCTGCTTCAGGTTTCAAAATTAATGGTGGTTCAGCAGATGCAGCTCTATCAATTGCAACACTTAAATCAGCAGTATTTATCTCATTAGGAGATGGTAACTGGTTTGCAAACTTATCAGCATAATTAACTAGGAGTTTTAAATGGAAAACCAGACTACTCTGGAAACGCCATCTTTGCGTGACCAAATAGAAAGTGCAGTAGAAACAGTTGAAACAGCACCAGAAGTTGTAGAAACAGAAGTATCAGACAAACCTAGGGATGAATCAGGTAAGTTTAAAAGCACTAAAGAAGAAGTTACAGAAGAAACACCAAGTGAAGTCCAAGAAGAAGTCGTAGCAGAGGTTAAATCTGCTAAACCAAGACCATCTTCATGGAAAAAAGACTATGAAGAATCATGGGGTAAATTAGATCCTATATTACAGGATTATATTTCTCAACGTGAAGCAGACTTTGCTAAAGGTGTTTCTACTTACAAGAGCCAATGGGATCAAGCACAGCCTATTCTTTCTACAATGGAGAAATTTGCTCCTACACTACAACAAAATGGTATTGATCCAGCACAATGGATTAATAGCTTAGGTACTGCACATCAGACTTTGGTATTTGGAAACCCTGACCAAAAATTACAGATGTTTGCGCAATTAGCAAACGATTATGGTGTTGATTTAAATGGATTGACTGGCGGCCAACAAGCTAGCCCACAATTCTCTATGATCGCACAGGAATTAAGCCAGATTAAGAATCAATGGCAACAATTCCAATCGCAACAAGAACAAATAGAACAAACCCAGTTAAAGGGTGAAATCGAATCTTTCAGTAAGGACAAACCTTACTTTGATGACGTCAGAGAAATTATGGCTGGATTACTCCAGAACAATATGGCTTCTGACTTGAATACTGCTTACGACAAAGCAATTCGTTTACATGATGACATTTGGCAAAAGGTACAGTCTGAACAGACTCGTTCTAGCCAAACAGAGCAGAAAAGTAAACTTGCCCTAGTCAAAGCTAAGGCTATATCCCCTAAGTCAAGCTCGCCTACAGCGACAATGAATCTAGGTGGTAAAGGCAATAATCTTCGTGACCAATTAGCGTCTATTGTAGACACTTTTTCTAGCGAAAATATTTAATCAAACTAACAAAGGAGTTTTACTATGGCATTTGCCAATTCTTCAGTTAGTGACATTATCGCTACCACCATTCAATCTCGTTCTGGTGAATTAGCTGACAACGTAACTAACAATAATCCGCTTCTATTAAAATTGAAGTCAAAGGGTAATGTACGCCCATTTTCAGGCGGTAACGTCATTTTAGAAGAAATCATGTACAATGATTCTTCAACAAACAACACAAGTTCATACAGTGGCTTTGAAACATTAAACATTTCTCCAAATAGCCCAATTTCTGCAGCTCAATTCAGCATTGCTCAATACGCTTCAGCAGTTACTATCTCTGGTCTTGAAATGTTACAAAACTCTGGTAAGGAAGCAATCATTGACTTACTAGAAGGTCGTATCAAAGTAGCAGAAGCACAATTAGCTAACCGTATCAACCTTGACCTTTATGGTAATGGTACTGGTAACGGTGGTAAGAACCTAACTGGTTTAGCTGCAGCAGTTGCAGATGCACCAACATCAGGTACTTACGGTGGTATTAATCGTGCTACATGGTCATTCTGGCAGAACCAAGCGTTCTCTGGCGTAACTAACGGTGGTGCAGCAGTTTCAGCAGCTAACATTCAATCTTACATGACTCAATTAGCTATCAAGCTAGTTCGTGGTACTGATAAGGCTGACTTAATCGTTGCAGATAACAACTACTACAACCTATATGTAAATAGCTTACAAGCAATCCAACGTGTAACTGATCCAGAAATGGCCGGTTCAGGTTTCGCTTCACTCAAATTCTACGGTGGCGGTACATCTGCTGACGTGGTACTAGGTGGCGGTATTGGTGCGCAAGAACCAGCTAACCACATGTATTTCTTAAACACAGACTACATTTTCTTCCGCCCTCACAAAGACAGAAACTTTGTGCCAATCGGTGGTGAACGTCAATCTGTAAACCAAGACGCTATTGTTAAATTAATCGGTTGGGCAGGTAATCTTACTAGCTCAGGCGCACAATTTAACGGTGTCCTCACAGCTTAATTAAAGGGAGAATATAACATGGCTTTTTCAGTAACCCCTTTAGTGGGAATTGATTTAACTAACACAGTAACAGCCGCAAATATTGCACTAGGCTACCCTGTAAACCAATTACTTGGCGTTCAAGTATGGGGATCAGATGGCTTACGTTATGTATTTGCTAAGGCTAATGCTACTATCACAGCATCAACAACTGTTTGCGATATCAACACAACAACTTTCTTAGTTGCAGCTACAGGTGGTTCTTATACATCTCCAGCTACAGCTATGGTATCAGGTGACTATGGTTGGTTCAGCAAGGCTTCAGTATAGTAATAAGTACTCCCCTAGCAATAGGGGGGTTTCTCAAGTATATTCATGGTGAGTATGCTTGACAAACCAAACTACTTTGGAGAATTAAATGTCAGAAACAGGCGCATTAGCAGTAAGATTTTATAGTAAAGAACTACAAAACGATTTTCTAACTAATAAAGAAGGTAGACCAATTAGCTACATGGCTGACTTTGTTAGAATTGAAATACCAGGAAATCAACTAAGTATTATTGATACTTTTGTGAATAACTCACATAAATCACAATTTCCTACACAATGGTCTATGTATTTAAACGAAAAAGCGGATGGCAACCACAATCCTGATAACGTGCAAGGCACAATATTAAGAGATTGGCCTATCCTTAACGCAGCACAAGCTACAGAATTAAAACACTTTAAGTTCTACACTGTAGAACAAGTGGCAGCAGCTTCAGATCAACAACTTATGGCAATCGGTATGACAGCAGGTATGTCACCATTAGCTTTAAGAGATAAAGCTAAAGCGTTTTTAGAAAACGCAAAAGATTCATCATTTGTACAAAGACAGGCAGACGAACTTAAATTAAGAGAGCAAGAAATTGCTGATCTTAAAGATCAGATGACTAGACTAGCAAAAATGGTAGAAGAAAAAGCTAAATCAGAAGATAAAACTGAGGTCAAAGCCGATACGAAAGAACCTAAAAAGGACTAATAAATGGCATCAACTCTATTGCAACTCGTTCAGCAAGCTACAGGTGAAATGGGTTTAACTCAGCCTACGCAAGTTGTAGGTAATACATCTGCAGATGTTGTTCAAATTTATTCTCTTATAAACTCAGTAGGATATGAGATTCAAAGAGATCATAACTGGGAAGCATTAGACAAAGAATACCGTTTTTATACAGTCTATACAACACTTACTTGTACCCTTGTGGCTAATTCTGTCAATGTAACAACTGTAGAATCAACCACAGGGTTAAGTAACCTATATATCGTAACAGGCACAGGTATCAATCAAGATACTTATGTTAATACCGTAACAGGCACTAATTCACTTACATTATCACAAGCCGCAACTACAAGCGGTGTATATACACTTTATTTTTCACAAGCTAAATACCCATTACCTAGCGATTGGGATAGACAAGTAGATCGTACACATTACGACAAGTCTAAACGCTGGGAAATGTTAGGCCCTACAAGTGCGCAACAATGGCAGTTCTTAAAGTCTAGCTATATTTCAACAGGCCCTAGAATCCGTTACAGAATCTTAGGCGGATACTTCCAAGTATGGCCTGCAATGAATACAAGTGAATATTTAGGTTTTGAATACATGAGTAACGCATGGGCTACAACAGCCGCAGGCGTACCAGAAACATCTTTCCAAAACGATTCAGATACTTGTATATTCCCTGATCGTTTAATGGTTACAGCACTCAAAAAGAAATACTTTGAGATTAAAGGTTTTGACGCAACAGCATTTACAAGAGATTACTTACAACAATTAAGCTTTGCTAAGGCTAACGATTCTGGATCAGCTACATTAAGCTTTGCTCCAGTACCAGGATCAGTCTTAATTGGCTTTGAGAATATCCCTGACGCTAACTACGGACAATAGTTATGGATAACTACACTTTAAAGTTAGCACAACTATTGCAAGGCGCACAACCAGAACAAGGTGGTTTAAGCGTAGGTAACTACCCTAATCCATTTCAAAATCCAAATGCTAATGGTGGTGGATTAAGAGCTTATATGAATCCTAATGGAATTTATGGTGGTCAAATGATGCCTAAAACTACAGGATGGCAAGGTGTTCATTACAATCCTAAAGGTGAAGCAGTAACAGAATTATCTATTGGTGATGATAAAGGTGATTTTCCATCTATTGTTCCTACATTAAATGCAAATGAATTAGCTCAAATTGTTCAAAAGCAAAACATTACACCATCTGCTAGACAAAAAGCACAAGAATTTGCAGATTTAAGAAGATCACAAGGATTAAGCCCATTCAAGGACTATAATTAATGTTTCCAGTAAAAAGAAAATCATCAGGAAGCGTATCATTACCAGCACCAGTCGGTGGATGGAACGCAAGAGATAGCCTTAGTGATATGCCTGCAACAGATGCAGTGTATCTTACAAACTGGTTTCCTGCTACTACAGAGCTTATTCTAAGAAATGGATATAGTAAATGGGCTACAGGGTTACCTGCACAAGTAGACACGCTTATGAATTATCAAAGCGGTACTTCTGGTAAACTTTTAGCTATATCTAATGGTGCTGTGTATAACGTTACTAATGGTGGTGCAGTAGGTGCTGCATTATTATCAGGATTATCTAATTCACGTTGGCAATATTGTAATATTACTACTGCTGGCGGATCATATTTATATATGGCTAATGGCGTAAATACCCCTTATATATATGATGGAACAACATGGACATCTATTACAGGTGCATCCACACCAGCTATTACAGGTGTAACTACTACTACTTTAAACAATCCAATTGTATTTAAAAATAGAGTATTTTTTACACAAACTAGCACATTAAAAATATGGTATTTACCTACATTATCATTAGGCGGTTTAGCTAAATCATTAGATTTAAGCTCTTTTGCTTACAAAGGTGGAAATATTGTACAGCATGCAACATGGACAATAGATGCAGGTTATGGCGTAGATGATTACTATGCTATCTATACATCTAAAGGTCAAGTAGTTGTATATAAAGGTTCAGATCCAGATAATGACTTTGCATTAGCAGGAGTATGGGATTTAGGAACACCAGTAGGCACTCGTTGTATGTATAAATATGGTGGTGACTTACTATTACTAGGTAAAGATGGTCTTACACCATTAGCTTCAGAGTTACAATCATCTAGGCTTGATCCTAGAGTAGCTATTACAGACAAAATACAATGGGCTGTATCAGAAGCTATATCTAATTATGGTTCTAATTTTGGATGGCAAATAATGTTTTATCCAGAAGAAAATCAATTATGGTTAAATGTACCTGATCCTACACAAACTACGCAATATGCTATGAATACCATTACTACAAACTGGTGTAATTACACAGGATGGAACGCTACATGTTGGGAGCTATATAACGATCAACCTTATTTTGGTGGAGATGGTTATGTAGGTCGTGCATGGTACACAAATGCAGATAATGGGAGTAATATTACTGCTAATGCACTACAAGCATTTTCATCATTTAATAGTCCAGGTGAATTAAAACGTTTTACAATGGCTAAACCCATTTTTAGAACGTCTGGAAGCCCTGCAATTTATGCAAATATTAATGTTGATTTTAACTTAAATACACCTACTACAATACTTAACTTTACACCTACAGCATCTGGAACATGGGATAGTGCTTTATGGGATGCAGGTAAATGGGGTGGTGGATTAAACGTATTACAACAATGGCAAGGCATTAATGGCGTTGGCTATTACGGTGCGCCTATTGTAAGCACAGCATCACAAGGTATAGATGTAAGATGGGTATCAACAGATTTAGTTTTAGAAAAAGGTGCAGTACTATAATAATTCAAGGTCAAGAAGTGGGAGAATGGGTTTGCCAAGAAGCTGGCGGATCATGGACTCATCTTTGCCAAGCTATAGGACAAAATTACAATAATGAAATAATAGTAGGTGTTATGTATGATAGTTATACAGGTTCAAGTATAGCAATTCATTCAAGATGTGACAATCCACGTCATGTATCACGTCACTTTTATTTTGCAATATTTGATTATCCGTTTAATACATTACAAGTAAAACAGTTAAAAGGGTTAGTATCTACAGCTAACCTAAAAGCTCAAAAAGTAAACGAACATTTAGGATTTAAGAAAGAAGCATTGCTTAAAGACTATTTTCCAAATGGAGATGGTATTGTTTATACCATGTCTAAAGATGAATGTAAGTGGTTAAAACTTAAAGATAGATATATAAAGGACAAAGTATGAAATTGTTAGATTTTAAATGGTTAATGCCTGCGTTAAATGATTATTTTACATTTTATGGCGGTGGTAAAGGCGGATCTGCTCCACCACCACCAGATTATGTGGGTGCTGCCCAACAAACTGCTGCTGGTAACTTAGAAGCTGCTAGAGCAACTGCTGCTGCAAACCGTACTAACCAAATTACACCTTATGGTAATTTAACATATACAGCTAATCCTGGTACTGATCCATACGGTAATACTTTATATACCGCTACACAAACATTAGCACCAGATCAACAAAAATTATTAAATCAAACTACAGCACTTAATACAGGTCTTTTAGGAACTGCACAAAGTGGTTTAGATTATGCTAATAAAGTATTATCTACACCTGGTGTAGACACATCTAAATTGGCTCAAACAGGTATTAATCCTGGTCAATCATATCAAGATGCTATTATGGCTAGACTTTCACCACAACTTGATCGTGAAAATGCTCAACTAGAACAACAATTAGCTAATAGAGGTATTGCAGCAGGTACAGATGCTTATAATCAAGCTAAAACATTACAAGCTCAAAACCAAAATGATAGACTTAATAGCGCAGTAGTTCAAGGCATGAATACAGGTCTTGCTGCTAATCAACAAGGCTTTCAACAACAAGCATACAATCAAATGCAACCTATTAACGT